TTCTGTCACCACCGAGCCAAGACAGAGCGGTTCCCGCCCATTTTAAAGGTGCAATTCCTGTTGCATATCCTATTCCTGAAGTAATCCAACCCGCTTTTTTCGAAGTTGAAACCGTTCCTTTAGTTCCATTACGAGTAGTACTTGCTGGTGGTGTTGCCGGGGGATGATGTCCTCCTTGCTGGGGTCCTCGATCATAAGTAGCGCCTGAACCCCCTACTGGCATTGGCCTTCCTCCTGGTCGTTCTGGCATTATTTCTTCATCGCTTTCGTTCTCCGATCTTCTGCTGTTCGTTTCATTTTTTCAACCCCTATCTTCTGGGCTGCAATTTTTTCAGTTAAATCAAGTTTGTCATCTGCGACACGAATTCTTGCTTTTGAAGCATCTTCGTCATTTTCTACCTTCATTTTTTCTAAATCAATCTTTTCTTCAAATTGATCTTCCTTCATACCGATGTCCGCCATTTTCTCCGCAGCTTTTCTTTGCATATCCATCGATTTCAAATCTAATTCTTGTTGTTTCAATTGTATCAGAGGATCTTTTTGTTGTCCGACAATGGATCTTTGTACCAACTCGGTTGTGATTTCTGCGATTCGTTTGGCAATCATGGCATTAACTTTAATTTGAGCTCCTTCAGGATCTTGTTGAAGCTGTTGTTTTAATTGTGGATTTTCTTCAATCATCATCCCCACTTCTCCTGTGGCCTGTAAACTGACGTGTTGTGAAATATGCCCCACTAATAAAGCGTGCACCATTGGATTAATTTGAACCATTCGCGATTGAATGAAAGCTCCGTGAGCCGTGATATGGGCTTCATGATCCTGTTCTGGAAAAGCGAAAGGCAATTCCATTTTTAAAGCTTCTGCATTCTCGATTCCTGGATCTTTACGTTCCGGTTGAGGTTCAGGCTTTAAAAGTTTATCAATATTCTTGGTTCCTAAAGCTTCGTAAACTCTTCGATATGCTTCTCTTAAATTGTGTAATCGAGGATTCGATTGCGCAATTTGTAAATTCGTTTGAGCCAATGTCACCCGTTGTGCTAAACTATAAACATTAGGATCGGCTACGGGGATAACATCAACGCGTTCATCAAAGTCTTGAACTTTAACCATTTGATTCGCTCCATAAACCGCGTACGGATAAACCGGCGGTAAATAGGTTGCGAAAACACTCGCGAGTAATCTGAATTCGTTACGCATCGCATAATAGCAGCGCTTGTGTACAGCATTCATGACCCTCGAACCTCGTTCCAGTAATGCCATCGTAGAACCTACATTTCGATTCTGAGTATCATTACCGGTTGCCATATCGGTAATAGCTGCAAAACGTTGTCCTGCGCCTACAACAAAACCTAATAATTGCATCAACGTAGCACTGGGTTCTTTAAAAGGTAAAAGTTGAAATTGATCTTTAATGTTTCCGCCTGGAGCGTCGACATCTCTAAATTCTCCAGGCTGGAAAGGTTGGTCATCGTCTCTAATTCTGATTCCTCGGGATTTAAAACCGGCTGGCAGGTTGCTTAAGGTACCTGCATCTAGCAGTTGTCTAAGCGCTTGCGTTGCGGTTCGTGAAAGCCCACCGATCATATGTATGAGACCGAAGCCATAAAATCCTAATCCAGGTAAAAATTTGTAATGAATAAAATATTCTTTTCTCTTTTTAATTTCATCGTTTTCTTCATAATTACGATAAACGGATAAAACTTGATTTGAGCCCTCATCGACAGTAACAATGTAAGGGACTTTAACTCTTTTGTCTTTATAAGGAAGATTTGTTCCTTGTTCCACGTCATATTCATCTAAATCTAAATCAACGTGCATTTCTAAAATACTAAAATTAGTTGCGTAATCTAACGTAGGCGCAATACCTTCAAGTTTATTATATTTTTTTTGAATATCACTTTGACCGGTTTGAACGGGTTTAAGCTCAATATCTAAATAAAAACCGGCTTTTTGTTTTTTAAGAATTTCATTTTCACTCATTTTAACAACGTGAGTGATTCTTTCGCAATCGAGTAAGTCGGTTGCATAGTAAGGAACAACTAAATCTTCAGAAGGAACAAATTTTGAAACCGCTCGTTCCATGACCGCGTCATAATAAACTTTTTTAAAAGCAGATCCGGCTAGGGGTAGGAAAAATAACATTTGATCAAACTCGGGTGTATATTCTTGCATTTTATCCATGAGCATATAGTTCATGAATTGTTGCACGCGTTGAGACTGTGCGTACACCTGTGGAGTTTCATCTCCAAGAATTTGACATTTAACAGGTCCGTCCGAAGGTAAGAGCTCTTTATAAGCTTGTGCTTGGAATTGAGTTACGGCCTCAGCAAGTAACGGATGGGTTACATTTGCTGAGCCACGAAAGGGACGAGTTAATTCCGTATATTTAAATCCTAAAAGATCTAAACCTTGAGTATAACCCGTCTCCCAATCTTTTCTTGAAATTTTATCTTTTTTGTAT